CACGGGGCATATCTTCGCCCTTAAGAACGCCGCTCCCGAGGAGTGGAAAGACAAGGTGCAGCAGGAACACGGCGGGACAGACGGCGGCGCGATCAAGATGGAGTTCTCGTGGGCGTCCAACGGGTAGTCATCCCCTACTGCCCTCGTGAACCGTTCAAGCCGTTCCACAATCGCCAGCAGCGGTTCGGCGCCATCGTCGCGCATCGGCGAGCGGGTAAAACGGTTTCGGCGATTAACGAGCTGATCAAGGCCGCGCTGACGTGCAGCAAACCTAACCCGCGTTTCGCCTACGTCGCGCCGTACTTCGCCCAGGCTAAGGACGTGGCGTGGTCCTACGTCAAACACTACACGGGCGTGATCCCCGGCGCTGAGGTCAACGAAAGCGAACTTCGTGTTGACCTGCCCGGCGGTGGTCGGGTTCGGCTTTACGGCGCGGACAACTATGACCGGCTTCGCGGCATCTACCTTGACGGCGTTGTGCTGGATGAGTTTGCGGACATGGATCCGCGCGCATGGTCCGAGGTCATCCGCCCCGCGCTATCGGACCGGCAAGGGTGGGCGATCTTCATCGGCACGCCGAAGGGCCAGAACGCCTTTCACGATATCCACCTGCGGGCGGAAAGCGATCCGGACTGGTTCTCGCTGGTCCTGCGAGCGTCGCAAACGGGCTTGATCGCGGACGAGGAGCTGGAATCCTTGCGCGCCGAATTGTCCGACGATGAGTACCAACGCGAGTTTGAGTGCAGCTTCGATGCGGCGGTCGAAGGCGCGTATTACGCCAAGCTGATCAACGCCGCTGCCGACGAAACGCCCAGCCGGATAGGTCGGGTTCCGATCGATCCGATCTTGCCCGTTCACGCGGCTTTCGACCTTGGCATCGGCGACGCAACGGCGATCTGGCTGGCGCAATTCCACGGGCGAGAGATCCGCCTGGTGGACTACATCGAAAACAACGGCGTTGCGCTGGATTGGTACGGCAAGGCGCTAAAGGATCGCGGCCACACCTATGAGCCGTTGATCCTGCCGCACGATGCCCAGGCCCGCGAGCTGGGGACCGGCAAGAGCCGCGTAGAGATGTTTGAGGCGATGGGGTTCAAGACCCGCGTATTGCCTCCCTCCAGCGTCGAGGACGGTATCGAGACGGTGCGCCGCATGATCCCGCGAATGTGGATCGATGGCGACAAGTGCCAAGCGGGCTTGCAGGCCATCAAGCAATACCGGGCGCGCAAGGATGAAAAGCGGCGCCTTACGCTTGGCCCGCTGCACGACTGGACCAGCCACGCCGCCGACGCGCTGCGCTACCTCTGCCTTGCGTATCAGGAACCGATGATCAAGCGGCCTCGCCCTCAATCGCAGGTCGGCTCTTACGGATGGATGGGCTAGTGTCTGACGATATTTTAGACCAGGCCCGCGAGGCGTTTGAACAGGCGCGCGACGCCGAAAACGACAACCGTGAACTGTGGCTGGATGACGTCAAGTTTGCCCGTCTCGGCGAGCAATGGGACGAGCGCGTAAAGCAACAGCGGGAGCTTGAACAGCGCCCGGTCTTGACCGTTAACAAGCTGCCCGCGTTTATCCGGCAGGTGGTCAACGATGCCCGGCAGAACAAGCCCAGCATTAAGGTTCACCCGGCGGATAGCGACGCTGACCCGGCTGTTGCGGACATCTACTCCGACCTGATCCGCAACATTGAATACACGTCAGACGCCGACGTTGCGTACGATACCGCAATGGAGTGCGCGGTAACGGGCGGGTACGGGTTCTTCCGCATCAACACCAAATACGCGACCGGCGACACGTTCGACCAGGACCTGTGCGTCGAGCGGATCGCTAACCCGCTGGCGGTCTATGGCGACCCCTATTCGACGGCGGCTGATAGCAGCGACTGGAATAGCGCCTTTATCATCGACGTCATCAAGAAGTCGGTTTTCGAACGCGAGTACAAGGGCGCCGAGGCGGTCAACTGGAACGACGAGCCCTATTCCAGCCTGCGCGATCCGTGGATCTCTGACGATAGCGTGTTGATCGCTGAATGGTGGAAACGCGACAAGGTAAAGAAGCAGATCCTCCTCCTCTCCAACGGCGAGGTTATCGACGCCAAGGTCTATGCGACGCACCAGGCGACGTTCGAGGCTGAGGGAATCGCGGTTGTCGGCTCGCCCCGTGAAATCGAGGGGTACAAGGTCACGCAATACACCATGACCGGGGCGGAGGTGCTTTCAACGGTCGAGTGGCCGGGCAAGTACATCCCCATCGTCCCGGTTTACGGCGACGAGGTGAACGTCGAGGGCAAGCGGCATTTCCGCTCCCTCATCCGCGACGCCAAAGACGCACAGCGGATGTATAACTACTGGCGCACGATGGCGACGGAGCTGGTAGCCCTTGCCCCCAAGGCGCCGTTTATCGGGCGTGTCGGTGCGTTTGAGACAGAGCGCGGCAAATGGGAGACGGCCAACAGCGCGACGCACGCCTTTATCGAGTACGACGGGCCAGAGGCTCCGCAGCGTCAAGGCTTCGCTGGCGTTCCGGCTGGCGCGCTGCAAGAGGCCCTGTCTACGTCTGACGAGATGAAGGCAATTCTGGGCATCTATGACGCCTCGCTCGGCGCCCGGTCTAACGAGACCAGCGGGCGGGCGATCATGGCTCGCCAGCGGGAAGGGGACGTATCGACGTTCCATTTCGTGGACAACCTGTCGCGGGCTATTCGCCACGCCGGGCGCATCCTGATCGACCTGATCCCGCACGTGTACTCGACAGAGCGTATTATCCGCGTGATGGGCGTGGACGGCTCGCCCCGCAATGTGCCGATTAACCAACAGACGCAGGCGCTGGACGAAAAGGGCCAGCCGGTTGTGGACGGCGAGGGGCGGCCTATCCCGGCGGTCTACGCGCTGGACGCCGGCAAGTATGACCTGATCGTCGCTGCCGGCCCGTCCTACACGTCACGCCGCGAGGAAGCCGCCGAACAGATGACGGCGTTGATACAGGCGTTCCCGCAAGCCGCGCCGCTGCTGGGCGACCTGATCGCCAAGTCAATGGACTGGCCGGAACACGAGGAAGTCGCCAAGCGCCTCGCCGCGCTGAACCCGCAAGGCCAACAGCAAGGCATCCCGCCGGAACTGCAACAGCAGATCCAGCAAGGTCAGGCCATGATCGGCCAGCTCCAGGCTGAAAACGAGGCCATGAAGTCGGACCAGTCGCTGAAGGCGGCGGAGCTTCAGGTGAAACAATTCGAAGCCCAGACCAAGCGGTTCGAGGCTGAGACCGACCGCGCAAGGGTCGAACAAGAAATGCGGATGACCGCATTGGGCCAAGCCACAGCGCAGCCCCTGATCTAACCCCCAAAGGGACACCATGGAAAACGAGACCAATCCGGAAGCGGAAGCCCCGGAAGTCGAGGACGTGCAGGACGATCTGGACGTTGAGTACGATGGCGACGCCGACGAGGCAGAGCCGGAGGACGATACCGAAGAGGTTGACCTAGACGGGGTAAAGCACCGCATCCCGAAGGCGCTCAAGGGCGCGTTCCTGATGCAGGCGGACTATACCCGCAAAACGCAAGAGATCGCTGAACAGCGCCGGGAATTGGGCGAAAGGCTGGCCCAACAGTCTCAGGTGTCCGAACAGATCGTGCAGGCCAAGGCCCGCGTGGTCATGGTCGAGCAGCAACTTGCGGACTATGAGACGATTGATTGGGACGGCTGGGAACAACGGGTCTCCGCTTTTCGTGCTGCCGGGCAGTACGATCAGGCGCAAGAGGATGCCCTCGCGCTCCAAAGCGCCCTTCGCAAGCATCAAGCCTTGAAGGAAGCCCGCGCCGAGGCTGGGCAGTATGTCCAATCGGCGCAACAGGAAGCCTCACTGGTCGCGGCACGCGAAAGCGCACGCCAGGCACAGGAAAGCATGGCTTACCTTGAACAGCACAACATCGCCCTCACTCCCGATCTCGCTGGCAAGCTGATCACGTTCGGAACGCAGTACGGTTACAGCCCTCAAGAGCTTAACCAGATCACTGACGCGCGTTTCATCGTGGCCATGCACCGGCTTATGGAGCTGGAGAAGGGCGCGAAGACGAACAAGGCCGTTCAACAGGGCCTCAAGGCTCAATCGGTGCAACCGGCGCAAAAGGTGCGCGGCGCAAATAGCGCCCCGTCCGGCAGGCTGGATGACCGGGCGAGCGTTGATGCCTGGATGAAGGCCCGACAAGCACAGGCCGCCCGCAAGCGCGGCTAACCCCCCATCAGCGTCGAGAGACGCCGACCCTCCCTTAGAAGGAACTTTTCGTCATGAGCAATGCGCTTCTGACGCCGACCGCCGTCACTCGCGAAGCCCTCCGCGTGCTGCACCAGAAGCTGACCTTCATCGGCAGCATCAACCGTCAGTACGATGACAGCTTCGCCAAGTCCGGCGCCAAGATCGGCGATAGCCTCAAGATCCGCCTGCCGAACCAATACACCGTCCGTACGGGCCGTGTGATGTCGGTGCAGGACACCAACGAAACCAGCGTCACGCTGCAAGTCGCCACTCAAAAGGGTGTCGATCTGGCGTTTACGTCGGCTGACCTCGCCCTGTCGCTGGACGACTTCTCCAAGCGCATCCTTGAGCCCGCTATGGCGGTTCTCTCGGCGGCCATCGAGAGCGACGCCCTGTCGATGCGTCGGGACGTGTACAATCAGGTGGACAACACCGCTGCCGCCATCACCTTCGCGAAGGTTCTGGAAGGCCGCAAGAAGCTGGAAGACAGCCTGACCCCGGCTGGTGGCCGCACGGCCCTGCTGAACACCCTCGACAACGCCCGCCTTGTGGACGCCCTTAAGGGTCTGTTCCAGGACGGCCGCGAGGTCGGCAAGCAGTACCGTGAAGGCTACATGGGCTACGCGTCGGGCTTCGAGTTCGCCGAAAGCACCCATCTGTCCACGCAGGATCGCGGCGCCGGTAACGCCAGCTACGCGGTGACGACCACGGTTTCGACCCAAGGCGCCACTTCGGTTGTGCTGAAGACCGGCACCGGGGCCATTCAGGCGGGCGAGATCATCACCTTCGGGTCGGTGTTCTCTGTTCACCCTGAAACCAAGGTGTCCACGGGCATCCTGCAACAGTTCGTCGTCACGTCCAACTTTGCGGGCGGCGCTGGCACCATCAGCGTTTCCCCGGCCATGCAAACGACCGGCGCTACGCAAAACATCTCGGCCTTCCCGCAAGCGGACGCTGTTGTTGCCATATCCGGGACGGCTTCGACCAACTACGGCCAGTCGATGATGTACCACAAGGACGCGTTCACCTTCGCGACCGCTGACCTTGTGATGCCCAAGGGCGTCGATTTCGCCGCGCGTGAAGTCTACGACGGCATTTCGATGCGCGTCGTCCGTAACTACGACATCAACAACGACATCCTCCCGTGTCGTCTCGACGTCCTGTACGGCTACAAGACGCTTCGCCCTCAACTGGCAACCCGCCTTGCCAACTCCGCTTCGGTCTAAGGAGATCACAACATGGCTGTGAAGCAACTTTCTGACGGCAATCCGGACGGCACTACGCTTGGCCAATCGGCTACCGACCTGATCGCCTTTTACGGCAGCACTCCGCTGGCCCGTCCGGCGGGTGCGGCTCAAGCTGCGGTGACTGATGGTTCGACCGGCACTGCCGCGCCGACCAACGGCATCGCCGCTCTGACTGGCACCTACAACAGCACCATCCTTGCCAACGCTATCGCCACCCTCGCCGCCCAGGGCAACGCCCTGCGTAACGCGCTGGTGTCGCTTGGCGCTATCAAGGGCGCTGCGTGAAACTACTCGTAGCTATTCCTGCCTATGACGGCGGGATTACCGTGGAAACGGCGCGCTCCCTGCTCAATGAGCAGGGGGCTGCGGCTCTCACGGGTGTGGAGTTTGAGGTCGCGTTCCTCCCGCGATGCAGCCTGATCACCCAGGCGCGCGACCAACTGGCAAATCAGTTCATGGCCAGCGACGCGGACAAGATGATTTTCCTCGATAGCGACGTTGCATGGGAGCCGGGCGCAATGCTGCGACTGGCCAGCCACGACGTTGACTTCGTTGGGGGCGCCTACCGGCTGAAGCAGGACGCGGAAGCCTATCCAGTGACGTGGCTGGAGGGCGAGGAGCTTTACGCGGTCAACGGGCTGCTGGAGGTCGAAACCCTGCCCGGCGGCTTCCTGTGCCTCTCCAAGCGGATCTTTGAGACGCTGGCCAAGCCGGAACACGTCTACTCGCATTTTGCGTTCACGGGCTTTGCGTTCTTCCACGTGCCTAGAGGGGGCGGGGAGGACACGCGGTTCTGCCTCGATTGGCGGGATGCGGGCGGCAAGGTGTGGCTGGATCCTGAACACCGGCTGACGCACGTCGCGGGGTCGAAGTCCTACACCGGCCACGTTGGCGAATGGATCAAAAATGGCTCTAACCACCTACAGTGAGCTGAAGACGTCCATTGCGTCATGGCTGCACCGCACTGACCTGACGTCGGTGATTCCTGACTTCGTGACCCTGGCTGAAAAGGCGTTCGGCACGGGACCGGAGGCGATCAAGTCGCCCCGCATGATGACGCGGCTCGCGATCACCGTTGATGCGGAATATGAGGCGGTTCCGTCCGATATGGTCGGCATCGTGTCTCTGACGCTGACCACGAACACGGACATTTACCCGCTGGACAACGTGACGCCGGAAAGCCTCGCGTTCCTGCGCGCGACGACGGACATTCAGGCGGCGTTCCCGCGCTCGTTTGCGATGGTCGGCGATGACTTCCGTTACTCGCCGGTTCCCGATCAAGCCTACACGGGCGAGCTTGCCTACTATGCCGCGATCCCGGCCCTGAGCGATAGCAACGCGTCCAACTGGGTTCTGGCCAACTATCCCAACGTCTACCTCTACGGCTCGCTCTTGCAGGCGGCGCCGTACCTGGTGGACGATGAGCGGGTCGGGCTTTGGCAACAGCTTTATCAGACGGCGTTGGCGGGGCTGATCGCCTCTGAGCGGCGGCGTCAGGGCGTGATGTTCACGCCTCAATTCACCGCAAACGACACCATCCCGACGCGGCGGGGCTACTTCAACATCACGACGGGGCTCTAAATGTCTCACTCTCCTCAAGGGGTGGCGGTTCTTACCGCTGTTCTCACACGCCCCGCCGATACGACGGCCTACACGGCTAACGATCTGGTTGCGCGTCAGACGGCTGTTGTGCCGGTCAACTCGCCTGCCATTGTGAACGCCGTGGCCATGAAGGGCGATGCGTTCCGGCTGGA